GGTGCACAACAACATAGACAAGTATCATCCTTGGATAAGATAAAATCAAATAATCAGAAATTCAACGAATTATTTAAAGATAGTGCTATGTACGGAAATATAGCAAATTTTGAAAAACAAGTTTTAAAAAATGACTACCCTGAAGATAAAAAATTTATGAACGGAGTAGGATATTGGGAAGCAGTATTACAAAATTTTATAACCGAAGGTAGTAAACCACAGTATGGGTTTGATAACACTGCAGCAGAATATCAAGACGAATTTATGAAGACGGAGCTTGGTAAAAAGATTGAACAAAAATTAAAGGGTTATTATAAAAGAGTAAGAATAGACAACCAAAAACTTGATAAACAATTATTTAATAGTGCAATACAAGATATGGTAGACGGCATACCCGAATATTGGCGGGATAAGGCAATAAAAGAGGGAAGAGTAGAACTAGGAGGAGGTAGTAAGAAATTAACTACGCGTAAATACAAGAATAGAAAATTATCATACAGAAGATATAATAAAAACCGAACTACAAAAAACAAGCGTCGTTATTCAAGACGCAAATAATTTTATATTTTCACTGTCTACTTCCGCGCCTTCTTCCGCGTCTTTTTCGCATTTGCCTTTCCCGCAGCAGCCGCCGCGTGTTCATACGGAATATACCGCAGAAACCACTCCTCAAACTCGCGCGAATCACGCTTCCCCTTCAACTCCTCGTATTTCTTCGTCTTTTCGAAACGCATCGTCTCCAACGTCGGTTGTTTTCCATAACAATTGATACTGAAACGCCGTAATAAACCAGTCTGCTTCAGACGATTGTGTTGCTGGACATCAAAGAGAAACTGCGACATACAAAGAATACGAGTCACGTCGTAGTATACGCGGTCAGCGTAAATGAACGCGAGATAGAAACTCAACATTGTATCAATTGTCGCAATACGGATAGACTCGCCGCTGCCGCCACGTTTGCCTGCGTCCGCGCTATCGTCCCCGTGTATCCGTATTGTATTATAACTATGACACGCGAGAGGTTTATACAGGAACGCGATGACTTCATCGCCGATACGAATATCATAATGCTCCGAAATGACTTCGCCGACACCGGCGTGTTTCGTATATTTGACGCCGGTATACTTATGCGCGGTGAGTTCGCGGACGACGGCTTCACAAAGGTCGCGGGGCTCTTCCGAGAGAATGTCAAAATCGGGGATTTTTTGAACGATACGGCGTTGGTGTTTTGGCATATACCGCGAATACAGGATGTTCGCATACCCGCCGAAGAACACCGCACGGTTCTTAATGAAGACATCGCGCACAATATTATAAACATCGGTTTCGGCAAGTTCTTTCTCTCGGTCGCTTTTATATGAAAGACTGGATTTACTTACAGTGTATTCTGGCGATGGGCTTCGACTTCTGGTGCGGCGGCTGCGACTGCGACTGCCTTTCGTCTGGTCTGGACTCGCCTCCGGACTCGGCTCCGCGTCTTTATCGAGGTCAGTCGCCTTCATTGAATACAATACGAACATATCATCCGCGCCCAGAAATCTCTCGTAGGTCGCAATCAAACGATACTTATGCGTGAGTTTATCTTCTTCCACTGTATACTTGAAATCGCCCAACTCTTCTTCGTGCGACGGCACGGTGTGATACAATCGCTTTAAGTAGGCGCCTAGACCATGATATTTCCGAATCACGGTCATAATGGCTTTACGTTTGAGAGATTTCGCGCTGCCGCTACCGCCACCGCCACCGCCACGCTTTACAGACCGCGATGGCGACTGAGACCGCGACCGCCGTGTGCGAGATACAGTCACCTCCCCCGTCTTCCCGCCATCACCAAATCCACGCTGATACTCTATCTTATCACAGTCATAACCCTTCAGTGGATAATGGGTATTTAATAATGTCAAGCGTTTCTGTACTTTCTCCCAACGGGATACATCGCCATCCGGACGCGAGAGTTCTAAATACATCGCCATCCGAAGAAAGTCGGGCGGAGCATACCGGATTCCTTTTTTAATAATCGCATCGCGAGAGATTGCCTTGAATAACGCCGGCTCCATCTGCGTAATATCGGCAATTCCCGTGAAATTTACGAACACCTTATACGTCCCGTGGTGGACTCCTGATTTGGCTTCCACGTCTTCATACCCAGCCTTATAATAAATATCTGCGAGTTCCTTCGCTGCGTCAAGGGCATTGTCCGAGTAAAAATCGTAGTCGGGAAGCTCGATGTCTTTATTGTAAAATTGGGCGTCCTCTGGGAGGATATTATTGATGGCCGTCCCTCCATAACAAACGAGCTTTTTATCCGCTATGAAATCCTCCACGATGGAGATGATTTTCTTCACTTGGGGGTCTTGAATGATTGCGGCACCCTTCTTCTTTTCCACTAAATCCACGGCGGCACGGAGAATCTCGAGTTCTTTTTCGTCGTAGGACTTATCGTCGTCGACCACGCGAGAGTGCGAGTGCTTGTGCTTCCTGGACATTTAAATACTTTTATAATGCTTAACTATATGTTGATAATAAACTACTAACATATAGAGAGATATTTACTCGTGTTTGTTGCTCGTTGCGTCTCACCCTGCGGGTTCGCCTCCACTCACTCCAAACACTCGGACAGTCGTTGTCCATTCTTTCGCTCGGGTTCGTCCTCCATCTATCTCCCAGTCTTATTCATAATATAGGCCGTAGGCGTAATGTATGGTAAATTCGCGATGTGTGCGTGGAGACGACCCGTCGGGTCGTGCGCAAGGAGCACCTCGCGAATTTACAGGGTCAACTTCACCCCTCCCGCCGCCTCCGCCGGTCGCGCCTCCATCGACGCTTTCGGATTCGGCGGTTTCGGCGGCGCAATCGTAATCGGGACATACCGTAAGTCCTCCGGCTTCAATACAAACGCATACCCAACTGATGCGAATTTATCCTCATACGCCTTCAACTTCTCATCCCGCGCCTCTTCTTGAAAGCACATTGCCACAATTTGACACCCCCACGTAAACGGTCCATTGTGCCCGTCATTGACAGGACGACCCCCTTTTTCCGGAACAACCAAACACATATTCTTTTTATTCGCGTCTTTAAATGCCTGTGGGTCGCCCACATTTTTCACTCCGAAATACGTATACTTGGAGAGAAACAACGACTTGGAGCTCATATTTACAAGTTCGTAGAGGTTCGTTTTACGGTATACGGTATTCGTTCCATCTACCATCAAAATGACCTTTCCTTTGAAATCCGATAGATTTTCATTCCCTAAATCCTTTGACTGGTATTCACGACCGTATTTTGGTCCAAGTAGATTTCGAGCAAGCGTCTTGCTCCCCGCAATAATCTTCGCCAAATTGTCATACATCGTGATATTCTGTGACATTATCCGCATATGAATAATGAAGGGGTCGCCTGGATTGGGGCATTTGGACGCTGAAAACACATAACTCCCAAGCACTTCAAATGCATCGGAAACAGGAATGTGATTGTATGTCTCCTTATAATTGAATGAATTCACAGAAGATGACGCAATCACGGGTTGATTTTCCACCGAAAAAACTTCAAAGTCAATGAAACGACAACCGCGTGCGATGACATATAAAAACGCGTCCATACTCACATTTGAGTTCTTGAATTTATCAGGATTGAATGCGTTATACGCTGCCTTGATATAGTAATCACGCAGTTTGAATTTTGACTGACTGTCGTCGGGATTGATGGATGTAATGTTTTTATCAATGAACTCTTTCATATTGACGTCGTCGGGGTTATTCATTCCTTCTTTCGTGGCGGGCTTGGGCTTGGGCGCGGGCGCGGTCTCCTTTGTTAAAGAATCCACAGACATCGCCGCCTTTTTACGCTGATGAATCGTCATTTCTGCCTCTGGCGTGTTTACAGTAAAATTCTCTGTTGACAATGGCGGTGACGACGGCGACTGCAAAGACGACGAAGAAATGAGTGATTGTATACGAGTGAACAGCGCATCTGGTTCAGACGGTTTCGCCGTTGTCGCTGTCGTCGCCGTAGCAGCGAAGCCTTCACGCGCCCATCGCTGCTCATAACACCGCGTCTTAATGAGTTCTGATATCTTCCATAATGCGAACATCAATATAATAATACCAATAAATAGATATTCTACTTGATGTTCTTTCATTATTCGCGCGCGTTCTTGTATATAATTATAATATATAAAGTTATATCAAGGTGATTCTATACTAAAATATCCAACAGGAACACATAAAAATGACTGGTGGTCTATTGAATCTCATCGCCACTGGCAATCAAAACGTCATTTTAAACGGTAACCCCAAGAAGTCTTTCTTTAAAAGCACCTATCTTAAATATACGAATTTTGGTCTTCAAAAGTTTAGAATTGATTTCGATGGTCAGAAGAAGTTGCGTATGACAGAAGAATCCAAATTCACATTTTATGTCCCGAGGTATGCTGAATTATTGATGGACACCTATATTTGCGTTACACTCCCCTCCATATGGAGTCCCATTCATCCACCTGCCACAGCGGAAGATATGTGGGCGCCATATGAATTCCGCTGGATTGAAAATCTCGGCACTCAATTGGTGAAGGAAATCGTGATTTCAGTCGGTGGAATGACTCTCCAACGTTTCACAGGGAATAATCTGATGGCAATCGTAGAGCGCGACCTTGACGCAACGAAGCGCAATTTATACAACCAAATGACAGGACACGTCCCCGAATTATACAATCCTGGTTGTTCTGGTGCGCGTTTGAATCAATATCCAAATGCGTATCGCACCGCGAGTGCTGCCGGCGCGGAACCCTCAATTCGTGGGCGCAAAATCTATATTCCAATCAATTCGTGGTTTACCCTTTCGTCGAAAATGGCGTTCCCCCTCGTATGCCTCCAGTATAACCAACTTCAAATTGATGTTACACTACGTCCTGTAAAGGAATTATTCACCATCCGTGATGTAGGCGACCCGGCAAATTTCTGGCCAGTCGTTCAACCCGACTTCACAAACCCCCTTCACCAAATGTGGCGATTTTTATACCCGCCACCCAGTATTGATTTATCTCTGAATTCTTACCCGAGTATACGAACCGATTGGAATGCGGATGTTCATTTGATGGCGACGTATTGCTTTCTCTCGGATGATGAATCCAAAGTCTTCGCCGCGAACCAACAAAAATACCTGATTAAGTCATATTATGATTGGGTATTCAATGAT